ATAGCTGTTGTTATCGATGGTTTTATTCGACGCAGTTCCGGTGGGATTGTAAGCTTCCCACCATGCTTACTGTACCTCCATCGATACAATGGGCCGTACAAAAATCTCTCCATGGTGCGTTCAGAGACCGCATCTTTCATTGTCTCTAAACACTGATACCACCCTTGGAAAAACCCGCGACGATATGCATTCTCGACTAAGAGCTTTTCCCTGACTGACAGCGGCTCTATCTCAGAAATACACACAGTTCTTTTCTGCCGCTCCGTGCGTCTTGCGTTTGCTTCCATGTTATATACTGAATGGTCCCACATAAATCACCCGATAACAAAGCGGTGAACCGAAGTCGCCGGTCACCTAGTTCTCAACCCCGAGTCCCTTGGCGGCGACTCGGTTACCGCTAGAGTTCTAATTACTTAGCCCCTTCCCGTGCCTCTCGCCAGTCATCAACTGATTTCCTTGTGGAGTCAATAAATGCCTTGTTTACCGCCTTCGACCAATCTTCTTTCTCTTTCTGCACCGACAGCCGCCCAGCAGCGTAGGCAGCTTGCCAAACCTGCCACGCATCAAAGGTGGACGTGTAGGCATACTCGCTGACGCTTCCGTCTTTCCAGCCAATGCGGGCAAGCGACATGCATTGCTTGTCAGCCCACGCTTCAAACTCGGCTCGCATTTTGTCATCGCTCATTTGGCCTCTCCTTGTGCCTCTCGCCAGTCGGCAAACCGTGTCAGCCAGTCAGCTAGCTGGCGAATCGCCGCCGGCCGAGCCGTAAAATAGTAGTGCGAAGACAAACGCCCAATTCGCACAAAACCGCTGTCAAGGCTGACTCGATGACCGTTAATTTCTATCGCCTCCGGCTTGGCCGGGATGCGGCGACGGTAAACGTGTTCGGAATAAAAAATGCCGTCATTCGACGAGGTAACCCACTCATCAAGGCAGGACCAATACTCGTCGCCCGGTCGCTTTGTGTCCTTTTGCTTGTCAATCAACCGCCATCCATCGCCAGGTTCAATTTTCTCGCTCATTCGTTCACCTCCTTTTCCCCGACATTTATCCCGACACCCAACCGCACCGCCTGGACTTGAACCAAGAGCTTTCCCCTTGTCGGGTTGCGTCTACCAATTCCGCCACGGTGCAAAACTTCGACTATCGCTTTTCCAGCAGTCCATCGCCTTATTGATAATCTTCTGGAAGCTCGTCTCCATAGAACACCTGAGTTATTATTTCTTCAGGAACGACACCAAACGGAAACTGCTCCATTTCGTGCTTCCAATGGTCGAGCTTGTCTTGAATCCTAAAAAGCGCATTTACGTTTCGTCTCGGGCAAACGCCTTGTATGTCCCGGGCTAAACTTCCCAATTCGTTTCTTACTCTTTTGACGCGATTGCCAAACCGAATCCACTCAGCAGCGGTCCATTTCTTTTTTTGTTGCCTAGCCATCGCTCAGTCCTTCGTTACTGCGTGCGCCCAAGCGCACCAAACACACACCGCGCCGGCAACGAAGCCAGCGAAACAATAAAACATCACTTCGTCAAGTTGCATTTCCGTTCTCCGTAATCCGGTACTCCCAAAGACCGCTAGGCTGCCGCCTCCGACTCTCAACCGTCAGCGATCCGAAACGTGGCTTTCGCAGGTCTCTAAGCCTGGCGGAAACGCCGGTTTCGCTTCCCTTGCCAAGCAAGCAGACGATTTCTGCCAATGTTCGCCACTGGTGGTCTGACATGAGAGAATGCACTGCGAGCAGCTGGCCGCTCAGTCGCTGCTGGTCTAAATCTTTTGCGTAAGTCTGGCCGTCGAAATCAATTTCACCTTGCTTGAGCATTGCACTAGACTCCCTTCGGGTGACAAAAAAAAGACTCGCTTGACCTACGAGTCGTGAGGCGGATTAAGGAGTAAGTACCGCCAAGGGTTGGTTGCTACTTTGCCTTCCTGAAATCTTTCAGGCGGCTTTCGTAAGCCTTTTCAATCGCCTCGCCGTGGTCTGGATGGGCCGCAGCAAGCTGGTTGACCAAGACGCCCGCCGCTTTTGCGGTCTGCGCGGTTGAAAACAGTTGGCTAAAGTCGGGAGCCTCGTCGCCCCACAAACTGCTTTGGTTGGCCGCCTCGGGTTCGTGTTCCACAATCGGTTCAACGGCTTCGTCTTGCTTTTCCTGGGCCGGCTCTTCTCGTGCCTGAGTAGGTAGCAGCCTATCCCGCAGGCCCGCAGTGCCCGCCGTGGTTATCCTTGGCGACTCGACCTGCATTTCGTTTTTGGCGATTTGCAGCCCCTCCTCCTCGTCGTAAATGCCCGACAGTCCAAACGCAAGGCGAGCGGCCTGCATGAAAGCCTTGTGCCTCAGCATCCGGTGCGGCATGGTTCGCCACGGCTGGCTGGGTCGCTGGCACTCGGCCAGATACTCAGTGACAGCAATCGGACGAGTCCGCCGCTTGTCGTAGATACGGCAAGTGATACTTAGAAGGTTCCCGTCGGCCCCGTGCGCCGTCTCAAAGTCGCAGCCGTCAAAATGCTCGTTGCGATTAACGAGCGTTGCCCAGCCGTCAATTGAAACAATCGGGATGATTGCCCCGTTAGACTCGAACGCGAAAATTTCGCGAGTCATCGGGTTCAAATCGTAGCGATTCGCCACAATCAAGAACGCCTGCACCTCCTCGTTGGTGGCCTCCTTGCCACCACGAGTCGGCTTAATGCAGGTGTTTTTTAGGATGCGCAGCATATTCTCGGGCTCTACACCGAGCCTTGCGGCCATGACACTGAGAAGCTTTGGTTTTTCAATTACTGCATTCATTACTTGCGCTCCTTGATTCGCAGGGTCCGGTAAGACTTAGGCTCGACGGTGTAGCCTTTACGATTGGTCAGCATGTAGGTAATGCTTGTTCCGTCAGCAAGCTTGGCGGCCTCGGCGTCACCGAGAGCAAGAATCAACTGGCCCTGCATCAGCTCGATTTGCTCCTCAATCTCCTTGCGACGGTCTTTGGCCTGAGCCATATCGTCAATGACCGACCGCAACTGAAACGTGGATTCCTGGCCAACCTCGATAATCTTTTCTGGTTGCCTTCGCACTCGCTTAAGCAGGTCCGGCAGAGCGCCCGTTGAGTCAGGCGCAATTCCGCCGACGATATGCTTCTCCCACCACTTGGCAAGCGTCTCAGCGATTGACTCGGCCAGCTGGCGGTCATACCGCACTTGGTAAACCGACTTGATTGCTTTGCCGAGATAGGCATAAACGTGCGCAAGCTCGGCCCCTGAGCAGTACATTTGAATCTGGGTCTGAACCAAATACTCTTCTGGGATGTGGTCCGTCTCCTCTTCGCCCCAGTAGCCAACCACCGGGCCTCCGGTCATGCCCGAGGTCTTGCACTCCACCACGTCGCCGGTTGAAATCACTTGTGCGTCGAGGGTTGCCGCAATCGGCTCGCCGTAGGGAGACGGGCAAAACACGTCCCATGCAAGGTCGCCCAGGTCTAACTCTGCCTCCTCCAAAAGCAACGACTCCAGCTTTTTCCCGGCCCGGGTCGCCTCGTTTCCTTCCCACGGCTCGACTTGGTTGGTTTTCTCCAGCCAGACCTCGTAGGGTTTTTTGTAGGGGCTCAGGCCCAAGATTGCGCCGGCATCAGAAGCGCCGATTCGCTTTGTTCTATCTCGCACTGTCACTGTCATAAAATTCTCCTCAAAAATAAACTACTTTGAATCGTCGGCGTTTTCGGTGCTCGCGGGATTTGCCACCAGTTCGGCTCGAAGGATTTTCACGTCCTTCGGAGCGCGAATGCCAAGTCGCATTTTCTTGCCGTTGTGCTTTAGCACCACAACTTCCACGTCACCGATAAAAACCGATTCACCAACATCACGACCAAGAACCAACATTTCTTGTCCTCCTTAAGAAAACCAAATCCCTGATTAACTTCGGCATGATAGGGTGGAACCTATAGCCAGGTCAACATAGACGGACTGGTTTTTTTCTTAAACTGGAATTTCTTGAGGAATTGGCCGGTTCAGCCGAGTCTCGTCCGATAGATACCATCTCTGCGTTGTCACCGCGCTGGTGTGGCCGGCGTGAAATTGACCCTGCCCGGCGGCAATCATTTCAACTGCCGTGACTGACGACCGCCTCAGTTTTTTGAAGGGACCGTCGCTGGCCGATAGGCCAACAGCCTCGGCAGCTTGCATAATTTCGGCTCGCAGGTGCTTGTAGCCAGCTTTTGCAGTGCGAGCGTCCCAGTCTGGCCAGCACAGCGCCCGAGGCGGCGCGTCGTCAAACGTGCCAAGAATCAGATGCCGCGTTTGGTCGTGCAGCTTGCACCAGTGCGGCAGCTGGGTCTTCTGCATCGTGATGCCAAACCAGCCGGGCTTGCTCAAGTGGTCGCGAGTCAGGTTGACGAGGTCAGCAAGCCTCAACCCGGTCTCCCAGGCTGCAAGCACAAGGCCAGCAAAATAATCTCCGCTCCTGACGCCAATCTTTGGCAGTCGTCCGGTTTTGTACCGAAGACGCAAAACAATTTGCTTCACGTCTTCGGCCGACCAAACGTCACGCGGCGTTGGTGACGTTTTGATTTTTCGGATTCTCTTCGGCGCGGTGATTTCATGCTGGTCGGCGATTGCTCGCCAGAGCACCAGCAGACTTCTTCGCTTGGACGTGACGGTGTGCGGTCTTCGGTTCCGGCCATAGTCAATCAAAAATTGATTCACCGCGTCATCGGTCAGTTCTTCAATTGATGCTTTGTGGCCAATCCACAAATCAAAACAATTGATGGCGATACGGTACTGTTCGACGGACGATTCCGTTAGTTCGCGCTGGAGCGAGTAGGAAACCAAAAACTGAGACAAAAGCATTGGTAAGCCTCCACTAAAACAGGGTAGGCATCCGTGAGGCGGGACAGCAATCTTCTCCGTCTGCTGGCGGGTTAAAACCCTTTCCTTTCGGTCCATCTGTGCGGGTCGTATCGAAGATAGGAATTAACCTACGCTAGATTCAGGTTCTAGTGACCGCAAGGTCGTGTAGGTTCGACTCCTATTATCCGCACTCACCCCACCCTAGTTGGTGGGTTTTCTTTCGTCAATAGACTAGGAAACCACCTATGACCGTCAGAAACGGGCGATTGGACCGAAGGACCACAAAACCGTCTAAAATCAGCGATTTGCACAAAAGGGTAGTGCAAAACATTCGCGAAATTCGCCTCGAAATGGGGTTTACTGCCACCAAAATGGCTGAATTGATGAAGATGGCTCAGCCAACTTACACGGCTATTGAGACAGCCAGGTGCGACATTCAGCTAAAAACGCTCGAAAAAATCGCCAAACTGCTTCAGCAGCCTGTGGCGGTCCTGTTTACCCGCGAGCCTCGCTGGAACGGCTGATAAGCTCAGCTTTTTTCCCGAGCTTGGCAATGTCGCGGGCCCGCGGAATTTGAATCAATTCAGCAACGGTAACTTCTAGAGCGGCCGCCAGTTTTTCCAGTGTCATCAGCGTTACAGCGGCTTTTCCGTGCTCAATGTCGCTGACCTGTGGCTGCGCCCAGCGGCTGCCAGTTTGGTCGCTCATCCTTGTGGCCAATTCTTGCTGCGTCATGCCGGCCAAAATCCGCTTGAGCCTGACATTTTTCGCGACACGAACAATTACATCCATAACGTAAGTCCTTGATTCCTTTAGACTTGCGAATCATAGGAACAAAGCTATTGATTTGAAAGGCCTGTCGCACTAGACTTTTCCCGCCGGTGTGACAGCCAGCATTAATTCAATCTTTTTTCGCGGCTTAGCCGCGTTTCAGCCCGCCCGAGTCTGCCTGTCACCAGCTCGGAGCGGGCTTTTTCATGCACGGAGGTTTTCATGGCGCGGAAATCGCCCGCTTTTAGCTTTTACCCCGACTCGTTCCTGGGTGGAACGCTGACGATGAGCACGGCCGAGGTCGGAATTTACATCCGTTTGCTGGCTGCTTCTTGGCTTCACGGTCAGCTTTCATTTAGCTTTTGTTTAGCTTTCAATTCAGCTATTGATTCAGCTTTAGTCGAACGAGTTTTGAAACTAAAATTCAAGGAAGTTGAGCCCGGCCAGTGGATTAACGAGCGGCTGGAGGAAGAGCGAAAAAAGCAGCGAATTCGCAGTGAAAACGGAAAAAAGGGCGGAAGAGGAAAAGCTAACGGCAAAGCTAAACAAAAGCTAAACACAAAGCTAAAACGTAAGCAAAACGAAAGCCCAGTCTCAGACTCAGACTCAATAGAAAAAGAAGATAAAGAAAAACCGCCTGCTTCCTCGGATTCACCACCGAGCGGCGATGCAGTCGCAGAAGAGCCCGGTTGGAAGCCCTGCGACGTGGTCGATTGTTGGCGGCACTACACGGGTCAGCGGCCAAGACTGACGAAGAAGCGGCGGGACATGATTACCACCCGCCTGAGAGACCCTTGGTGGCAAAAGCATTTTGCCGAGGGATGCCAAGCTGTTTCCGAGATCGATTTCTGCCTCGGCGACAACGACCGAGGGTGGCGAGCAAACATAGACTGGTTCATTCGGCCTGACTCGCTGGCTAGGGTTTTGGAGGGCAACTACGGGCGCTATAAACCCAAAGCCGACCCGTACCAAGGATGGACCCAGATTACACCTGCGGAGTCGGCATAGGCTTTTACCTACTCCTGGGATTCGATTAAACGGCGTCTGTGAAGTGATTGGTGGGTAGTTTGGCTGATGAGGCCAAGAAAGCACGAAACTCGTTAGGAGGCAAATATGAACGTTACACGGCGAATTTCAAAACGCAGCGAAAAACAGCAAACCGTAGATTCAGAGCTTGCGGTTTTGTCGGCCGCGCTGCTCGACCCGTCGCTGCTGGACAAGGCTTACTCGGTGCGACTGCTCAAGGAGGATTTCCAGACTCCTGAATTTGGCGTGTTGTACGAGCGGCTTATTCTGCTGCGAATGGCTGGCGAAGAGTGGCAAGAGTCAAACACTGCCAGAGCGATTCAGGAGTCAGGCATTTCCAAGGCGACTTTGGTAACCATGCTGGAGATGGCAGATGTTTACCGGCTGGATTTTCGCCTGCATGTCCGGCGGGTGATTGATGCGAGTCGTTTGCTCAAGATTGCCAATGTGGTAGAGCAGGCGGCGCAGATGGTGCAGAACAGGGAGCCGGTTAAAGACACGGTTGATTGGATTGAGGCTGAGTTGCAGCAAATCAAGGCTAACCGAGAGCTAAAAATCTACGACTGCTTGGCGCTCGGCGAAATGAGCATTGCGGCCAAGCAGATTGAGCACAAGGTCGAGGCGTTTACCGGCCTTTCGCCGCTGGACGACCTGATTGGCGGCTTCCATGCCGGAGATTTAACCGTCCTGGCGGCAAGGGCATCGGTCGGGAAAACCGCATTCGCGCTCCAGCTTGCCGAGCATAACGCGAACCGCGGCCGTCCAGTGCTGTTTGTTTCGCTGGAAATGGACGGCGTGGACATTTTCGACCGTTTAGTGGCCAACGACACAAGCATCAGTATCAGCAGGCTTCGCAGTGGACGTAAGTCTTTATCTGACCGTGACTTAGAGCAGATTTCCAGTTCGGTTTCCAGTTTTCACGACCTGCCTTTGTCGATTTTTGCGCCAAGTAAGGCAACTGTGTCCGACATTCGGACCGCCGCGCGTATTACGCAGGCCCGGCACGGGCTTGGATTGGTCGTGATTGATTACCTGACCTTTATCAAGCACCCCAACGGCCGCATGGACCGCCGCGAACAAGTGAGCGAGATCTGCAAAGACCTAAAGCGGATGGCTAAAGACCTGAAAGTGCCGGTCATCGTGCTGAGCCAGTTAAACCGGCAAGCCGAGGGCGAGGTTCCCACGCTGGCGATGCTGCGGGAATCCGGCTCGGTCGAAGAGGATGCTGACCACGTCATCTTCGTCCACCGCGAAAGCCGGATTGCCACGGATGGCAAGATAATCTGCGCGAAGAACCGGCACGGCCAGTGCGGCGTCATCGACGTGGACTGGGACGGCTCGCGGATGCGGTACGCCGTTTCCACGGAGCAAGGACGCGCGGCGCCAAAGACGAAGCAGTGGCGTCCAGTGGGAAGAGGAAAGCCGGAAGGTGAACCGTGGACCGGCTAAGCGACAAAGAAATCATCGAGCTATGGGAAGAGAGGGCGGCCATTATTGAGTACGACGGCGGCCGCCCTCGAAAGGAAGCCGAACGACGCGCCTGCGCGCAGGTAAAGCGGCTGCACCGGCCCAATGAAAAAATGCCTCCAATCACGTTTCAGTGGAGGGAAGGAGAGCGCAAGTCCTAGAAACATTTGGAGTTGCGTCATAGGAAGCTGCCTTTAGCTTGTTTTTGCATTTGGCCATTATTGGGGGCGTCTCTGGGGCCAGTGCAAAACTGGCTAAGGGAACAACCCGATGACTCAATCCGCTGCGGCGGCAGAATCGATCACCGATTCTCCAAGACTGTCTCGTGAAAACGTAGTTGCTATTTGGCAAAAGCTTGAGGCAGCAGTCTCGAACTGGGAGGAAAGCAAGACTCCAGTGCTGGTCGAGTGGGAAGGGGGGCTTTCCCGTTCGTTCGAGATGCTGGAGCCGGCGGTAGTCGATTTAATGGAGTCGCTCCAAGACGACACCGTGATCGACAAGTCAGCCTGGGCGCTGGTTCTTGCGATTGACGTGTTTATCGCTGCGACCGTCGAGTGGGCAGAGTCGGTCAAAATTAACCCGCGCGGCAGCAACCCCAGCGGCAGCAAGGCTGTCTGGGACGCTTTTCGCGAAGTCCGGCCGGCGATGGAAGACAAGCTTCCCGAGCGCTTGGAGTCTGTAGCCAGCCTACTCAGCCTGCGAAACATGACGCCGCAGCATGTGGCTGTGATTTACGACTGGTATGACGCTTCAGGCAACCCTGACGTGGACCGAGTCGAAGAGGAGAGGATGGCCCCAGGCAAGCATTCCTCCGGCCAGCGCAACCCAGCAAAAGTCAAGAAAGAGAAGCAAATTGAGGAGCGATGGCGACAGCGCTGCGAGCAGTTTGGCGGTTATGACCCGAGCGTGTTTGACGGCGACGATTCGACCGAGCGGCCTGAGAACGACCAGCCGCCGGCGCCCGAGTCGTTTGAGGAGCTTCTTTCCTATGAGGGGATGACTCTCGACCAGGTTGCGCGAATGAAGCAGGTGTCGATTGAAGAGGTGAGGGAGCACGCCCGCGAAATTGCGGTTATGAATGCAGACGTTGCAAGAATGATGGGTGCAGAGCTTGCCTCGGAGAAACTGACAATCGACCCAGCCAAGCTCGCCCGGCGAGTGCAGATTCAAGCGGCGACGATGGAGACTTATCCCGAGCTTGAGACAAACGAGCGGGTGTGGTCCATGTCTGATGACGGCTGGGGCGTTGGCCGAATCGCGGCTGGGCTCCGCGCTCACGGCGTTGGCGTGAGTTACGAGGACGTGCTGCGGTATCTTTCGCAAAAGCCTGAGGTGGTCGTTGAGCCAAGAAAACAAGATTCCGAAGCCGAAGCAGAAGGCGGACAAGCGGAAGCCCCGCCACAACTCAAGGCAGGTCAAACAAGAGGTCGGCCGCCGCGAAAGGCAGCTGCAAGCACTTGAGCTAGTTGCCCAGGGCTACACTTACGCTGAGATTTCCAAGGAAATCGGAGTCAGCCAAGTCTCCGTTTGGGACTACGTCAAAGACGGATTATCGATTTACAAGGAGCGGATCGCCGAGTCGGTCGAGTCACTTGTAGCGATGGAGTGGCAGCGTCTGGAGCAGCAGGAGGCCAAGCTTTGGAAACTGATTCGCAGCGCTGAGGCCGATTCCTTCGATAAAGAGGGTAATCGAGACTACAAGACGATTGCCACGCTTTACGCGCGGGTCCAGTCGCTGAATGCCGACCGCATGAAGCTCATCGAGAAGATTGACCCAGGCGCAGACCTCAGTCTCGACACCCGCGTTTCCCTCGTCGTGGTCAAGAGTCGAGAGCAATTGCCTCGTATCATCGACGCCACAGAATTTGCCCAGCGAGTCCTACACGATGAGCTTTCTACCGAAAGCGCGCAAGAGCCAGAAGCAGACAGTTGAGCGAGTCAAGCTTGCTGACGGTACGATTCAGTGCGTTCACCGCGTCTACGACAAGCAGCTTCGGTTCATCGATTCTCAAGCCTTTATTACGGGGTTTGTAGCGGGTCGAGCAAGCGGCAAGAGTTACACTGGCGCGCTGAAGGTACTGTTTGACGCCCGCGACGGTTGGGAAATCATGGCGGTCTCGCCGACCTACGTTATTGCGCAGGACACCACGTTCCCTACGTTTTGCGAAGCGGCGAGCAGTGTTGGCCGGCTGATTCGGACCAAGCTCAGCCCTTTCCCCCGAGCATTTTTCCGAACCGAGGACGGCGGCCGGGCAGAGATTGCCTTTCGCTCCGGCGAAGACCCAGACAAGCTTCGCGGCCCCTCGAAGCCGATGCTATGGATTGATGAAGCATCGATTGCCCACCAAGACGTGTTTAAGATTGGCGTTGCGACCCTGCGTTATCGCGGAAAAATGGGCCAGTGTTTACTCACGTTTACTCCCAGGGGCCGGCAGCACTGGACGTTTCAGGAATTTTTTACGATGGTGGACGCCGGCGAAGCGGCACGCCTGGGCGGCGAGGGATTGCAGAAATTCGGCGACTCTTGGTACAGGCAGCGCAAGAACACCTGCCTGATTCAGGCTCACTCCAGCGAGAATCCTTTCGTCGCCTCCGAGTACGTTGACCTCATCAGCGGCGTTTACACCTCGGCGATGCGAGAGCAGGAACTAGCGGGCAAGTTCGTCGATGTTGCCGGTTTGATGTTTAGCCGGGAAAACTTCCAGCTAATTGCGCCCCACGAAATCCCCCGAGGCGCAATGCGGGTCCGGTACTGGGACCGGGCCGCCACAGCTGGCGACGGCTGCTACACTGCGGGAGCGTTGCTTTGCATGCCCCACGATGCTCGGCCTTACAAAGTCATCATCGAGGACGTGGTCCGCGGCCAGTGGCATCCAGCCGACCGCGACAAAGTCATGCTCCAAACAGCCCAGCGCGATGCCGAGAAGTACGACGGCGAAGTCATCATCTACATCGAGCAAGAAGGCGGCAGCGGCGGCAAAGAGATTGGGCAGATGGACGTGGCCAAGCTGGCCGGCTTCCCGGTTTTCCTCGACGTGGTCGGAGGGAGCCGCACGCGAAAGCGTGACGGCATCAACCTGCCGGGTCCGGCCAAGGTAGTCAGAGCGATGGGGCTGGCGGCGCAGGTTGAAGCGGGCAACGTGGGAATCTGCAAGGGCGCTTGGAACGAGGCTTACCTAGACGAAGCGACGGCTTTTCCCGAGTCCAGTTACGCCGACCAAGTAGATGCCTGCTCAGGCGCGTTCAATAAACTGGCGATACACTGGCAGGGAGAAGCACAAAGCCCAGAGAGGCTTGAGCCACCCCCGGGCTTTGGCTCGAAGATTCTCGAAATGCAGAGCGTCCTTGCGCTCAATCGAAAAAGGCTCGTCTAGGCCTTTTGGTTTTTCGCTCCGCCTCGGCTTCCAGCAGAAGCCTGACGTAAGCGCTTGTGCTTAAACCTTTCGGCTTCAGTTCGGCGAGCCGGTCCATGATGGACTGCGGCACTCGCAAGCTGAGCATGACCGTCCCTTCAGGG